TGGCGGTGTCAACTTGGTGTATCCAACATCATTCGACATATCAACTCCGAGCGACTACCTTGCTGTTATCAGCGAAGGCGTGAAGGCTGGTGTGCCTCCATCGATTACATTCAGTAATGTCTACAACTACATCCGAGCAATTCACTACACTGATGAGGAGACCTCAGCGATTTACGACCTGATCATCAATGCGGATGAGTTGCTACTGATGAGTAGTGCAGACATCGCGTTGCGTGTTGCAAATGGCACGGTTGAGAAGTACCAAGATGTGATTCACCACAGCGCACCTCAGCTGATCATGGAGCTCATTCGCAACTACATCCCTACTGAAGATGCACCTCGCTTCATTGACTTACCAATGAGCGAACAGATTGCAGCATTGAATCGCTTGGCATCGGATAAGATAGGCACGCAACTGGATCCAATCCAACAGGCGCAACAGGAGCTACTGAATGGCATCATTTGATTCCTTAGTTCGCGATAAGATTGCGCTGTTCGAGTCAGTGCCTGAGAAGCTGGCAACGGCTGCTCAGAAGACTCAAGTTGAGATATGGCGCAAGATTCGACCTATCTTGGAGGACATGGATGTCACAGCTGCCGGAAACATCGAGCAGACTGAAGGCAACATAAGGCGCATTGCACTTATCAGCGATGAACTAAAGAAGGTGCTTGCAGGCAGTGAATACCGCGAAGCCGTTCGTGCCTTCCTTAGTTCGATTGATGAAGGCGTGCAGTTGACAAATGAGATTGCACGTACATTCGAGAGTGCATTCGAGCCTACTGAAGTGCAGAAACAATTGCTGCAACTTAGCAAACAGAATGCAATAAACACCTTCTTTGGTGCTGGGCTGGATGCAAGATTCACGCAGCCATTCCTTGAGCAGCTGACAACCAACATCGCAGCAAGGTCACCACTACGCGAGACCGTTGCAGCATTGGAGGGAATAGTTACCGGCACAGAGGCGAATGATGGCAGGCTGCTCGCCAACATCAAGACCACAGCTACAACTGCTCAAGCTGTTGCGGACAGAAGCTATTCAGCCGCTGTGAATGACGAACTTGGCATTGAGTGGTTCGAATATCTTGGCGGCGAGATACCTACAACACGGCCGTTCTGCGAGCATCGTGAAGGCGGTATATTCCACCGCAAGGAGATTGAAGCATGGGGAGACGGCAAGAATAGTGGTGGCATAAGAGACATACGTGACGGCACTTGGGCTGGGCGCATAGATGGCACAGATAGCAAGTCAATATTCACTTTAGTGGGTGGGTGGAATTGCCGACACTATCTGGTGCCAGTGCCCGATCGTAAAGTGCCGGAGACGGTAAAAGCAAGAGCAAGAGCCGAGGGGTTTTATGATTAATTATTTTTTTACCTTTGTGATATGAGACACTTGATACTCTCAGATGGGCGCATAATCAAAGCCTCCGATATGGTGGCCGAGCATCTGATAAAAAAGAAAGGCGCGAAAGAGTTAGAATTGCAACCAATTAACACCCCTGAAATATATGCCGATCAAACCGGAGGAAGCACTGGAGATAGTGAACTTCCTAAACCTAAACGAAGCCGAAAACCTCGAGGAAGCAAAGGAGAAGTTCCAGGAGAACTGGGTCAACTCAAAGGAGCTAAACGAAAAGCTCGGAAAGATTAACGGCACAATTGCACATGTTGCCAAGCGTGCTTTCGAACCTTTCGGAGTTACACTTACTGAGGAAGATTTCAAAGACAAGAAGGCGCAAGATGTTTTACGCATGGCCTCAGAGCGAGCTCGCGAGGCTTATGAGAAGCAGCAAGATGAATGGCAGCAACGTGCTGACAAGTCCGGCTCAGAGGAACTTGTAAAAGAGTGGGAGAAGAAGTACAAATCCCTTGAGCGAAAAGTTGGCGAGATTGACACTGCACGCCAAGAAGCCATCAATCAGTTCGACCAGTTCAAGCTGAAGATGGCAGAGGAGCAAAAGCAGAGCAAGATAAACCATACATTCGAGCGCGAACTTGGAGCCATCAAGCTTGATCCTTCCGTGAATGAATTCACCATAAAAGGCTTTAAGGCTACCATCAGCGAGAAGTATGCAATCGACCTCGAAGAGGACGGCAATATATTCGTGAAGGACAAGAGCAGCGGCGAGCGATTGAAGAGCAAGGAGAAAGCAGGCTCATTCCTTAACCTTTCTGATGTGCTGCTTCAGGAAGCAACTGCTGCCGGCATCATCCAAAAGAATCCATCAGCAGGGCAAAGAGTGCCGAGACCAGGTGCGCCAATGGTGCCACAATTGGAGTCACAATCAGACAAGAAGATACGCGGCATCAACCCTCGATTCTTTGCGAAATGACAATCAAGCAAGCATACAAAGTATTGAAGCATCATGCGGATTGGAGGCAAGGGCTGAACAGCGAAATGGTGGAACCAGCACAGCTAACCAAAGCACTTGAGATTGTGCTTGCATATTTGGAGAATAAACTAACAATGACCACGTATGCCACAGTATGAAGGTTTCAACGTGACCTCCTCGGAACGTGTTGGGAAAAAATATAAGGCGGTAGATGATGACGGCAATGAGATTCACTTTGGTGCTGAAGGCTATCGGATTAAGCCCGGCACGGATGCAGGGAATTCTTACTGTGCTCGTAGTGCTGGCATCCCTTCTGAGAAAGGCTCGGCGAATTGGTGGGCTCGGCAGCTTTGGAGCTGCGAAGGTAAAAGGTCAGTAAGTGACAAACCTTTTTTTGGTAAAATCGAATTGCCTTAATATATTTGCCCTGTTTCATAGTACAAAGTATACGTTAAGGAAATGACTGCAAGCGACGGCAGTCATTTTTTTTTGCTCAATTCACAGCGAGTCCATATCTTTGCAATTCTATGATGATGTAGTGAGTGCCAACTTTATCGGCACAAAGTAGGCGCAACCTTCCGGCCTAATAACTGAAGGATCTTCCAAACTACATTTCAATCATGTCTATATCTCGCATTCTATCGGAGTGTCCTAATGTGCAAATGTCACTTAGCGAGCTCTTCATCGAAGTTGGTCAGCGTGAGCAACTTCCTTTTCTTGAGTTCTTACTTTCACCAGAGAACGCAAAACTTATCCGCACTGAGGTTTCTCCAGGCGGCGGAAAATTAAAAACCGTTCAAGCACGTTGGATTCAGCGTTTACCTGAGACCGAAGTTGAAGAGGGTGGTGACATCCTTGCTTGTACTTCAACCAACACTTATGGTGACAGCACAACTACTTACACAGTAGATACAACTGACACTTACACTGCATCACAGCTTATCAATGCTGCTGACATCGCTCGCCATTGCCAAGAGAATTCTCGCTATGTGCTTGAGTCGGTTATGCGTTTGATGGATGTAATCGACCGCAAGGTTGCTTCTGCTGCTGCTGTTCAAGCTGTTGCTGACATCGGAAAGTGGGGCACTGATGTAGAAGGTTTCTACACTGTAACTGGTGACTGCTTGGAGATTTCTACAATGAACGGTACAACTGAGCCGAATCCATTTGCAATCGCTGACATTCAGCAGGCTACTCGCATGGCTAACTATCCAGGAGCACCAGTTGCTTTCGGTGGTGCTGCAATGCAGCGTTATGCTAATGCAATGGCTGCTGGCTGCTGCTCACAGTATGGTCTTGACCTTCTTGCAATCACTCAGCAGAACGGTTTCGGCTTTGCTTACGATTCACGTTTAGCTGCCGCTCAAGGTGATCAGAACTCAGCGTTGGTAACTACTGCCGGAGCAATCCAGTGGTTGTCTTTCAACCTTGCTGATTGGAACACTGGCATCACTCCTGTGGCTGGAAGCAACTACTCTAAGACTTTGGTGTTCACACCAGCTGGAGTTCCTTGCGACTTGACCATGAAGGATGACTGCGGTAACTTGTCAATCGTGTTGACTACAACTGGTAAAGTTGTGACTCTTCCGACTGACATTTACGAATCAGCTGACAAGTTCGCTGGTGTTAACTATGTGAACTGCGTTTCTATCGTTAACGTCCCGTAATCGGGTCTGTGAGTTTACTCTCGCAAGCCGATGAGGACTTATTGACCCAAGATGGATTAGATAATCTAACCACGCAATAAAGGGAGGGCTTCGTGCCCTCCTTTTTTTTATCTTTGTAAAAACTAAAGAGATGTGCATTGAATCACTACTCGGATTGAGAGGCTGCGAATCAGCAGAGCCATCGACTGGACTCTATATTGATGACCTCGGAATCAACCAAACATTCTTAGGGCAACTTATCACGGACCAATACAACAATGGCGTTGAGCTGTTCGAAGATAAGCGTGCCTTTGCATGGCGCAAGATTTCGTCTGATGTGCTGACTAAACTCAGCCCGATGATGAAGAGCGACACTGTGATTGAGAACAAGCGTGTTGGACAAGTTGTGTCCAATTACTCCAATGTGCAGACTGCTCTGGGTTCTGGCAAATATGGTGGCATCAGGTTAAAGATTGACCCGAATACGGTGTCATATCTGAACTTTTACCTCGCAGATATCAATCTGGCAATTGCATCAACCAATACCAATGTGCCTGTGTTAATCTTCGACATGACCACAGGCAAGTTGATTCAATCGATCACTTATGCGGAGGGTGCATTGGACCAGTTCATCGGCAAGACAATCACCTCAGCAAAGCGCAAGCTTGACATTGCTATCGTGTATCAGTCAACAATGAACACCGTCAAGTTCACGCCAAAGAAGGGCACTTGCACAAGCTGCGGAGGCAGTCCAAAAGAATCGCACATTTGCCCTTTTGTGGATGCAATAGGGATTGAACTCACTACCGATGGCACGAATGTGCTGACCAGTACCAGCTCGAAGTACACCACAGGCATGAGCCTTACATATAGCATCAACTGCGACCGCCAAGGATGGATGTGTTCAATCGGTGGGCTGATGGCCTTACCGCTTGCATATGCCACCGCTGTTGAGATTTACAACTATGCGCTTACAGTAAGCCCGAATCAAAGGGTGAACACAACTGTTATTGTGAATCGTGGATCTAAGCCCTTTGCCACTGCCGATGCTTTTGAGGGTATTGTGGCCGCACGTGACATCGCAGCTACACGCTACGGCGAAGAGCTTGGAGCGATGTTGCAGAACATGAGACTGCCTGATGACACGCATTGCTGGGATTGCAGAAAGAATATGAAGTACGTCACAGCACTTCCATAACATGCCGACACCTGCGCAGATACAAAAGAATCTTGATGCACTTTATGAGGGCTTTCTAAATGACTTTGGGCCTTTATATGATGCAGTTACGGACTTAAAAAGGATAATGTTTAAGCGGATTTTTGGCACTGGCTCATCAGGTGGCAGCAATACGGCAGGACAAAAACTTCCGACAAAACCATATAGCACCACACCTATTTATGTTTCATCTCGAAGTCTTGCTAATGCGCCAAGCAAGTACAAGGTGGGCAAACGTGGCGAGCCAATTGAATCGCTATACTTTCCTGGTGGATATGCGGAGCTGAAAAAAGGCACATCTCGCAAGCTTCCGCTGGAATTGACTGGCAAACTGAAGGGTGGATTTCAAGATACCGAAATACTTGCGCAAGGTTTAAGTTCAGGCATTCTTTTACCTGAATCTGAATCAGGAAAAATAGCAGGACTTGAAAATCGCTATGGTATTATTTTCGAACCAACGCCTGAAGAACAAGGTAAATTCCTCGAAGATCATGCACAGCTATTAGTTGAGCAAATCATAAACGCAATGAACAAATCATGAATCTACTTTCTACCATACTTGAGAGACTCAATCGACGCATTGAAGCCGGCAATATCTTCGACAAGATATACGGCCTCAGCGAGCTTGTAGGCGAAGGCAATGACAAAGCGTGGGCTTATTACATTGGCAATGGTCAAGCCGTTCCTGTGACCGACTTTGATGCGAAGCAGGGCACATTGTTCTGGGCAAAGCGTGGGAAGATTACAGTTGCCAAAAATGACTCTTTGAGATTAGCCGGCTGCAAGTCTATCTATGAGACTAAGTTCAGCATGACGGCCTATGCAATGGTGCGCAAATCGCACTTACCTTGCGATGGAGCTGATGCGCAGGACTGGGTAGCATCGAGGGTGCTGAGGTTAATCAGCGGAACGGATCCGCAATTCAAGACTGCCATTGGTGTCATCGCTTATGAGGTTGTGCCCAATGGATACCAGAATGAGATCCGGTACTTGCCAGTTAACTATGAGTGGGCCGCTGTGGCGATTGATGTGGATGTGAATGTCAGCACCTCAAGCGAGGACGGCTGCTATGATACTTGCGCAACTGGTGACATTCCGCTCCCAGACTTCGAGCCATGCACGCCATGCTTAACCGAGGTTGCTGTGGATGGCATTACAATTGTCGGAAATGGTACACCTGAAGATCCGCTAATCGCAGTTGGTGGCGGTGGGGGCGGTAGCTTAACCGTGCGCGATGAAGGTACGGTTGTGGCTTCAGGGGTTGTGAATATGAACTTTCGCGGCGGTGCTGTGAATGCAAATAGCAGCACGCCCGGCTCGGTTAATATCGATGTTCAAGAAGTGCAATTGACGGAAGGCACTGGCATAGATATAACTGGTACATATCCGAGCTTCACAATTGCCAATACGCTGCCCGACCAGACTGTAGTGCTTACTGAAGGTGCTGGCATTGATATAACTGGAACGTATCCAAACTTCACAATTGCTGCGACAGGCGGAACAGGAACGGTTACATCCGTAACAGCCACAGCCCCAATTTCCTCAAGTGGTGGGGCAACTCCCGACATAAGCATCACACAAGCAGATACCACAACAGATGGCTACCTCAGCTCGGCTGATTGGAACACCTTTGACGGCAAATTCGATACACCAACGGGAACGAGCTCGGAGTATATCGATGGCACGGGTGCACTTCAGACCTTCCCAACGCTTACAAACGGCACGGTAACATCGGTTTCAGCAACAGTACCAAACCCGACAAACCCTGCATTCAGCGTTAACGTTAATGACCCAACCACTACGCCAAGCATTGACATAACTGCCAACGGAGTAGTGAGCCAGTACGTGCGTGGCGATGGTTCTTTAGCTAACTTCCCTTTGGGCGGTGGCGGTGGCGCATCGGTTAACTATTACCTCAACGGCTCGATAAGTCAGGGCACGATTGGAGGCAATGCTTATTTTCAAATGAGCCGCACTCCAGTGCTCGGAGGTGGCACGAACTTTACACGCACAAACGCGCAAGGCAATGGATACATCGCGCAATTTATAACCGATGCAGGCGACCCAAACCTTTTGGCAATCCCTTCAGGCAATTGGAACTTCGAGACCTACTTTAACGCTTCGAGTGGCGGCGGCAATCCGAGCTTTTACATGGAGCTTTACAAGTACGATGGCGCAACCTTTACGCTCATATCTTCAGGCTCTACAAACCCCGAAGCGATTACAGGCGGCACGGTAGTCGATTTGTATGTAAGTGCGCTTGCAGTACCTTCCACAACTTTGCTTGCAACTGATAGGCTTGCAGTACGCATTTTCGTAACTACTTCGGGGCGAAACATTACGCTGCACACTGAGGACAACAACCTCTGCCAAGTAATCACAACTTTCACCACAGGGCTTAACGCATTGAACGGCTTGACTGCCCAAGTGCAAAACTTCGCAACGGGTACAAGTGGAACGGATTTCGGCATCAGCTCGGCAAGCAGCACGCACACATTCAATCTACCAACTGCAAGCGCAAGCAATCGAGGTGCATTAAGCTCGAGCGATTGGAGTACATTCAATGGCAAGTTTAACACGCCAAGCGGCACGACCTCGCAATATGTGAGGGGCGATGGAACGCTCGCAACATTTCCGACTTTGCCTACAATATTTAAGACTACAACAGATAGCGCAGGATTTACAAATAACTCAAACAATGTAGTATATACTCAACTGATTTCTGCCAATACATTCGCAGCAGGAGATATTGTAAAGGTTACTTATCGAACTCGTAAAACTGGTACAGCAGGTAACCAAGTATTAAGAATATATGTAAATTCCACGGCAGATTTAGTTGGTTCGCCTATTTTGATTGCAAGTTATCAGAACGCAGGAGCGAATCTTTTTTTGATAAATCAAATTTTTCGGCACTTGGTTATTAAGACAAGCACAAATAATACTGAAGTTATAATTGCTAATGGTCTTGGTAGTGCATTTGATTATGGATTATTCGCAAGCGTTACAACTTGCTCCATAAATTGGACACTTGCACGATACTTTGTTTTCGCAGTTCAAAATACTGGTTCAACAGATACTAATTTTGGCTCAATGTACTTAATCGAAAAGCTATGACAAACGTAAACATCACACAGACATCGATACGATTCTTTTCATCCGTTGCGGATGGTGAAATCGATGCGCAACTAATCGCTCCAAATTGGGAGGTTGTGGACGAACAAAGCGTGCACATTACTTGTGAAGCAGGCGTGTATTGCTTTGCAACCACAAGCACCACATTCAACGAGCAACAATTTGATAATTCAGAAGATGCCTTGACGTATCTCAATAATTTGTAACTTTGTAAAAACTAACCAACTATGGCAGGCGTTAAAGTAACCGATTTAACCGCGTTAGGAACGGCAGATGCTAACGATATACTATACATCGTAGATACAACTGCGAACCAATCTAAAAAGATTGAAGTAGGTGACGTAGTAAACCTACAAACGGCGCACGACAATGGTAGCGTAATAAATACAATTGATGTTATTGCAGATGGCACATCTAAAAATGTGGGTTTAGGCTTTGGTGCATTAGTCGGCAATACTGGAGATGACCAAATCGGAATTGGTTCACGCGCTGGGCAAGGCTCAAGCGGCTCAATTGGGATTTATTTAGGCAGTTCATGTGCTGACGGCAACACTGGAGACAATGTTTTTGCAGTTGGTGATAGTTCATGTAATACAAATAGCGGCAATAATGTTATAGCAATAGGCGCTTCAAGTTGTAATAATAATTCAGGTGATACAATTGTAGCAATTGGTGATGAGTCGCTGTCAGGAAATCAAGGGGCTAGTTCAATTGGTATCGGAAAATCTGCAGGCGGGAGCAATGTAGGCGATACAATTGTAGCAATTGGTGATGAAGCAGGCCAAAATAATACAGGAGACTTTATTGTGGCTGTAGGCAATGATGCTGCAAAAAATAATAATGGTGATAATGTTGTAGCAATAGGCGGCGGTGCTGCACTTGGCAATACATTAGCTGGGATGTTTGTTGTGGGCTCGGCAAATATGCCGTCTTACGCTAACCCAGCAGCAGCAGTAGCAGCAATAACGGTGGGGCTTGGAGCAACGGCTGGCTGCTATTATTTATACCATAACCAAGCGGATGGCACAATCCGTGCAATCATTCCATAATGCGCAGCACCTCGCTTCTCGGTCTGAATCTGATTAAGAAGTATGAGGGCTTGCGGCTTAGTTCCTATCTTTGCCCTGCTGGAGTGCCGACAATTGGATACGGCTCCACTCGCTACCCTAACGGCAAGAAGATTCTACTCGGCGAAAAGCTCGCAAGCGAAAAGGAAGCAACGCAATTGCTACTCGCTACACTTGAGCCGTTTGAAGCGGCGGTAAATAAGCACCTACCGAATTTGAATCAATGCCAGTTCGATGCGTTGGTAGCATTCAGCTACAACGTTGGCACGGGTGCGCTCATCAAATCCACATTGCTGAAGAAAGCCAAAGTAAACGCAGCCGACCCTTCGATACTCGATGAGTTCCTGCGTTGGAACAAGGCAGGCGGCAAAGTGCTTACAGGGCTAACCAATCGCAGGCGCGAAGAGGCGAATCTGTATTTCTCACTTTGTAATTTTTAGGCCCCAATTGCTCCAACACTCGCTCATGTTTCGCGTAATTTAAACCATGCGAAAACGTGCTACCAAACCGAGGCGAATCATTGACATCATTGTCAAGCATTGGCGTAGCACAATCGGAAGTCTTATGATATTAGTTTCAATCTTTCTACTAATCTTTAAAGTGATATCCACAGAAACCCTCGCGGCAATTGTAGCAACCCTAATCGCCGCAGGATACATACCAAAAGCCAAAGACGATGCAGCAGATTCGTAGAGATACCATAAAGACCGTGCGCCATAGTAAGGTGAATGTCGACACTATGAGCTGGCATCAGCCCGAAGCCGATACATCATTCGCCCAGGCTAATCGCGAAAGCTTCGAGGCTGTCATGGCACAGCCGCGCAAGGAGAAGGTTTTGACCGCATTCGACACTATTCAGCCATGCGATGTATCTTTGTTAGCAGCTCCCACGTACTACACCATCAAAGCTCAGCCTGTAAGAAACACCAAAGATTTGGAAATGCCTATGAACTACGATATACTGTTAAATGGCATTGTGTTCAGCTTCACTCTGTGGATGTCTGCAAAGTACCTTATGACATGCGGTGCTGCGTGGTCAAATCTTTTGCAGGACTTACGTAAAGAATTAGCCTAAAAGTTCAATCCTTGCCTTATCTTTGCGATATGGCAAGCCTGCACATCCTTGAGTCGAGCATCGACCTCTTCTATGTGATCACCGATAAGGATGGCAATATCGTCACCTCTAATGACTTGTTCAAGGAGTACAGCAGTCACATTAAGCCCGGCAATATATTGGACATTGCAGCAAACGATTCCGATCGGGATGAGTTGCTAAGTGCAATCAGGAAATCGCAAAAGAAAGCACCGGACCCGATTCGCACCTATGCCAAGACAAAGCAGAAGATGGCTTCTGAACGTTACAATATGTGGAATATTTATTCCATTGTTGACATGCTGCACTTCATCGGTATTCAACTTGTCGATGTTACTTCCATAAGCAACCATGAGCATGAACGCCAGAAGATCCTTCTGGAAGAGTTCCGCTTCATGCTATCTCACGAACTTCGCCAGCCATTGACTTCAATCGGGGGCTTGGTGAAGATGATGATTGAGCACGATAATGCAACTGATCAGGAGCGCAATGATGTGATGAAGATGCTTGAAAATAGCGTTGATAAGCTTGATGATGTCATACGGCTATTAGTTAAGAAAGCAACCAGGCAAATATGAACAACCTACCGGCTACCGATTGCGAATGTGATGAGAGACTTGTGAAGGTGCTGGCTGTTTACATTGCAGAAAAAGCTATGCCGCTGAAGGTGGCGGCTGATATCTTGCTCAATGAATTGCGCAATAAGGATGAGTATATCAAACGACTTAACGAACTAATACAATGCACCAGAGCAACATCAGCACACTGAGCCTATTGGCAATCTGCTTGTTTATTCTGCTTCTGCTATTGCGCACATGCGGTGCGTTAGCCGAGGCCGAAAGCAATGCCATGTATCTTGATTCGCTGAATTCGGAGTATACTGTGCGCATCGCAAGAGACAGTTCCAGAATCCACAGCCAAGCCGTTCAGCTCGCTGAGGCAGGCACCAAGCTTCGAGCCTTGCAGCTGCGTGAACCTGAAGTGGTGGTGAGGTATCAGACGCGGACCAAGATTAAGACCGAGCTGCAACTTGGCGAAACTGTGTACATTGACAGCTTTCCGCACTTGCGACTGCCGAGGTCATTCAGCCGCGAGGGGAAGTTCCTTCAGATAGGTGGCTCAATAAACCGGTTAGGAAGGCTTCAAATCGATTCTATTATCATTCCGGTAAGTTATACCGTTGCAATTGGAGATACGCTGCGAGGCGGCCTCTTTTCGCGTAAGCGTGATAAGGTGGTTCGCCTTGGGATAGACAATCCATACGTAAGCGTCACAGGAATGCACAACGTGATCGTGGCCCAGCCTCCCAAAAAGTGGTATGAGACTCAAGTTGCAGGGGCGGTATTCGGTGGGCTTGTCGGCTTTGCGATTTGTCGCGCAAATTAATTGTGCTGATTTACAGCGAGTTGCGATTTTTTACGCTGGTGGTTTGCTTTTTTCTTTGTTTGGGTATTGCGTATTCAAAATATGCTCGTAAATTTGTGAAACAAAACAACGATAAAAACACACAGCCATGACAACACAACTTGCAATCGTAAACAGAGGTCAAAAATTCGGAATGCTTTTCGGAGTAATCACCAAAAACGAAGAAATCCACGCAATCATCTTTAAGGCTATTAAAGAAAATAGAGCAAAAAAAATTGTGGATACTGACACAACCTTGGCCTACAAAATAATCTAACCTTAACGGGGGCCATAACCGCCCCCTTTCTTTTTAAACTTTTACACCTTTATACACATGCACACACCAGAACTCTCAACAGCAACGACCTTCAAGAATTGGAAGGGCACAGAATTTTTCCACTACAATCACTTAACCGGCACTATGGTCATGGTTGTAAATGATGGCTGCATCAAAGGCCTTTACACCCGATGCGATTCTCAAGCCGCTAACCTCGCACGCCAATACCATCGCTGCATGGAGTACGGCGTTCCAGCGGAGAAGCGTATCTATGATCCTTGCAATATGGAGGAATTCCACAACACATTCGCACTCGTTACCGAGTATCTTCACGAACAATCAACTCAAGCACTTTTAACCTCAATTTAATCTTTAAACCATGAAAGCACCAGTAAACTCTGGCAATGGCTCAAGCCGCCAAATCGCTCCCGAAGGAGCACACGTAGCAAGATGCTACCAAATCATTGACAAGGGAACCACCTTCGATGAGAAGTGGGGAAACAAGAAGCGCAAAGTGCAATTCTTATTTGAACTGCCACTTGAAACAGCAGTCTTCAGCGAGGACAAAGGAGAACAACCGTTCTATGTTAAGACTGTATTCAACCTCAGCATGGGCGAGAAAGCATCACTTCGCAAGTTCGTTGAATCATGGATTGGCAAAAAGATGACCGACAAACAAGCTGGAGACTTCGACATCATCAAGCTACTCGGACACTCTTGCATGGTAAACATCGCACACAACGGCAAAGACGACCGCACCTATGCAAATATCATGAGCATCTCACCGCTTCCAAAAGGCATGGCGTGCCCTCCAGCAGTGAATGAACTTCTAAGCTATGACACGACTGAACACAGCGATGCAGTATTCAACAAGCTGCCGGACTTCCTTCAGGAAGACATCCGCAAGAGCGATGAGTGGATTGCTCGGACTACTGCCAAGCCTGCCGCTGTGCCTGCTCCAAAGTGGGAGAGCACAACTGTAACTGATGAGCCGGATCTTGACAGCCTATTCGCTAACGACTCAGACGGCCTACCATTCTAAAAATAACAAAGGCCGAGGACACACAACACCTCGGCCTTACTCACATATCAAAACACATGAACAGCATCGCAAAGATAACAATTCCAATCGAGAAATTGTATCAGACAATAAATTCAGCTGAGGTATTGTCAGCCCAGCAAATAATCGAACGCAACAGCTATGAAGGCGTAGCGTATCCAATCGATAACGTAATGCACTACGCCGCTGCATCCAATGCCATAGCGGAAGTGAACAAGGCCATCAAGGCTATCCAAGATGCGCGCAAGATGGTAACAGGCCCTCTCGATGCCTACAAGAAGGAACTAATGCGCATCGAGTCCGATGCAACAATGCCGCTGCAAAGCTTCATCGCATCGACAAAACTGGCCATGCTCGAATACAATGCAGCTTGCGAGAAGCAATTCGCAGCCGAGCAAGAGAAGGCCACGACACTTGAGAGCCTTGTAGATAACACCGCTGAGGTGAGCATCCAGCACAGTCACATCAAAGGAATTCGCACCATCCGCCGAACTCGCATCAACGGCGAAGTAGACTGGATGAAGGTGCTGAGTGTCCTGTTCGGCTCAGGAATGTACAAGCCCGAAGACCTCACGCAGAACCTACTCAAGGCAATGGAGAAGTGCGGCGTGGATTCCATCGCAGGCATCGAGATTTATGAAGAGAAAATCCAAACAATAACACGATGAAGCATAACCCTACCAAGCAGGTGCGCGAAATACTTGAGCGCGTGCCTGCAACACGCAAGAGCGATGCAAGGCTAATCGCTTACGTCTGGGCCGACACAATCGGCTATGACAAACTGAATGCAACAACTGCAAAGGAGGTACTCGACATGATTAGCGAGGGTAAGCTTCCAGCTGCCGAAAGCATCCGCAGAGCACGCCAAAGAGCACAACAGTCTAACCCAAATTTGAAGTAAGATGGCAACTAAAATGACAGCAGTGCAATGGCTTGAGATAGCCGTGCAGAACAAGCTCGCCTCAGAGATGGGGCCATACTTCCAAGAAGCATTCGAGCAAGCGAAATGGATTGAGAAAGAGCAGATTATTGAAACATTCAACGAAGGCGCACTCGATGGCCTGCAACTTGGAGAGGCATACTATAATCACGTTTTTAAAAAATAAAACACATACAACATGGAACTATATAATTTATATCACAATTGCTTTACCGATGAGGATAAAAGGCACTTAGCACGTTGGCTAAAAAAGGAAAAAGTAAAAGCAACAA